TCCGGTAGTTGTCAAAATCCTCCTTGTCCTTGTAGCATCTTGTCAGGGTCTTGGCGCACAGTCTCGTGAGGTCGTAAGCGGCGCCGTACTTGTTGATGATGAAGCCAACAAATTCTCCGGATTTTGCTGAATGAGGCTTGAAGTTACAACCTAGGTCTTTCACGTAACTGTTCATCGCGGTGTAGTCGAACTCAACATTTGGACCTAACGCCAAGGAATCGTCACCTTTGATGAAGATGACTCTCGCGCCCTTGATGGTGTCCAGAGCGATGCAGAGGTTCCAGAAGCAGTTGCGGATGAGGGTGAAGGGTTGACCTGAGTCAAGCTTGAGACTGACCAGCAGCGACATGACGTCGCTGGAGATCTGACGGAAGTCTTGCATTTCCATGAGGCTTTCGCGTACGTTGGCCGGGCATTCGATGACGTTGCTCTGACCCAGTCTCACCAGTGCGATGTCGACGATGTGACCGGGGACCTCGTTCTGGGAGGAGTCGAATTCGGTGTAGTCGTTGTCGACGTGGTTATCGTCGATCTGGTGGTTCCGTTCTAGCAGCGTCATGGTAGCCTTGTCTGTCATCCCGGTGGCGATGATGACTTTCCCTTTCGATTGTTTGGTGAGCACCAGTTCAAGCAATCTTGCCCAAACGTTGACTTGGAAGTTGAGTGTCTTGCTCCAAGCCGAGATGCTTTGTCCAGCCTTGTCTGTTGTGAGCGGGTCCTTGTTGGTGGTGGCCTTCTGCTGGGTTTTGAGGAAAGCCTTGACCTGGTGCACATTCATGTCTTTCCAGTTCTCGATGTCCAGGAGTTCTGACATATTGTGTCCATTTTCCTCGAACTTCTCTGCCGCTTGCACGAAACATTGATGGAGGTTGTCTTCGGTGACATGCCAGTCAAACTCGGGTTCGGCTTGAGCGAAAAGCCTTTTGGCCATCTTCTTGGCTTTGGCTTCTGGCATGCTCTTGGTAGCGACTGTCAATCTGGAGAGCATAGTTTTAGCTAGCATCCTCTGATCACTGCTTTTAGTGACCTTGACTCGCTGTGCTGCGGTGAACCGGTAGACTGTGTGTTTCTTTGACTCGAAGGCCTCGTCTTTCCCGAGG